GACAAATTTTATAAAGAATGCTATAAAGTATATATACTATTAGGGAGATGAGATGCAATGAAAGTTTATTTAGATAATAATGCAACAACAAAGGTTGATGAAGAAGTTGTAAAAGCAATGATACCATATTTTTCAGAATATTATGGGAATCCATTTAGCTTACATTTATTTGGAGCTGAAACAGGAAAAGCAGTGACAGAAGCAAGACAAACTATTGCTGATATTTTAAAAGCTAAACCAAGTGAAATAATTTTTACTGCCTCAGGAAGTGAAGCAGACAATTTAGCAATAAGAGGAATAGCTAAGGCATATAAACATAGAGGAAAACATATTATAACATCTACAATAGAACACCCAGCAGTAAAAAATACTTTCATAGATTTAATGGAAGATGGTTTTGAAATTACTATGGTGCCTGTTGATGAAAATGGTGTTATGATCTTAGATGAATTCAAAAAAGCATTGAGAGAAGATACTATTCTTGTCAGTGTAATGCATGCAAATAACGAAGTTGGGACATTCCAACCAGTTGAAGAAATTGGAAAAATTACAAGAGAAAGAAAAATAATATTCCATGTTGATGCAGTTCAAACTATGGGAAAAGTTGAAATATATCCAGAAAAAATGGGAATAGATTTATTATCATTTTCAGGGCACAAATTCCATGCACCAAAGGGAATAGGAGTTCTGTATAAGAGAGATGGTATTCGTTTTGCTAAAGTTATCACAGGTGGTAACCAAGAAGGAAAAAGAAGACCAGGAACATCAAATGTACCATATATAGTTGGATTAGCTAAAGCATTAAAAATAGCTACTGAAAACATGAAAGAAGAATGGGTAAGAGAAGAAAATTTAAGAAACTATTTTGAAGATGAAGTTTCGAAAAGAATACCTGAAATTAAAATAAATGGAAAAGGTGCAAGAAGATTACCAGGAACATCAAGCATTACTTTTAAATACTTAGAAGGAGAATCAATGCTTTTAAATCTAAGTTTAAAAGGAATAGCAGTAAGTTCAGGTTCAGCTTGTTCATCTGACAGTTTACAACCTTCTCATGTATTACTAGCTATGGGAGTGCCTGCTGAATATGCACATGGAACTTTAAGATTTTCTTTAAGTAAATACACTACTAAAGAAGAAATAGATTATACTATTGAAGCTTTAGTTGAAATAATAGGTAAATTAAGAGAGTTATCTCCATTATGGAAAACTTTCAAAGATAATAAGTTAACTGATACAGCAAGTTTTTAATAAGAATTAAATTGAAATTAGACTAAGGAAAATTATATAATTGTTTTAAATGATTAAAGGAGATGAAATCAAATGCAATATACAGAAAAAGTTATGCAACACTTTATGAATCCTCACAATGTAGGTGTAATAGAAAATCCAGATGGATATGGAAAAGTTGGAAATCCATCTTGTGGAGATATAATGGAAATTTTTATAAAAGTTGATAATAATATTTTAACAGATGTTAAATTTAGAACTTTTGGTTGTGCATCAGCTATCGCAAGTTCTTCAATTTCAACTGATATGATTATAGGAAAAACAGTTGAGGATGCACTAAAAGTAACAAATAAAGCTGTGGTTGAAGCATTAGGTGGATTACCAGCAGTTAAAATGCATTGTTCAGTTTTAGCAGAAGAAGCTATTAAAATGGCAATAGAAGATTATATAGCTAAAAGAGATGGAAAAAAAGCACAATAACTAAATAAAAATAAAAAATTAATAAATAGTCTTTACATTGTGGTATAATGTAAGGGCTATTTTAAGTTATAGGAGTAATAAAAATGTATAAGAAATTCAAAAAAGTATTTTTAGTTATGTCAATTTTAGGAATATTATTTACTAATAATTATGCAAATGAAATTAAAGAAGTTCAGTTAATAGATGATTTTTCAGCAGAACTTTTAGGAGAAACAAAAAATCAGGACGACTAAGGCTCTCCAAGCGCGCAGCCAACTATCACCCAGGGCAAGGAGTATATCGAAGCAGTTACAAGAACGCGCGAAGACTAGCATCCACAGAAGGAAACATCGCCTATCGAACCGCAGACCACGAGAGGTGGCTAAACTCAGACTTCGTAGTGGGCTACGAGATACATCTTTCAAACAATCACACTTGCCTTAACAACCAAGGCAAGGCGGTGCGTTTTCATTGCATGTGTGACGATTTGCAAGGGAAATATCCAAAGCAATTCAAATTCACGGGCTGGCATCCGCATTGCCGTTGTTTCGCTACTCCCATTCTTAAAACCGAGGAGGAAATGGCGCGCGACATACAACTCATCCTCGAAGGCAAAGATCCCTTGCCACAGAGCGAGAACGAGGTAAAAACGATGCCCAAAGATTTTGAAACGTGGATGGAGCGCAACCAAGAACGCATCGCCAACGCAAAGAGTTTGCCCTATTTCATCAAAGACAATTTCAAGGATGGCGACCCATTGCAGGGCTATCTTTGGAACGCGCGAGAGCTTACCCTCCTCGAAAAAGCAAAACTCCGCCACAAAGCGCGCACCCCCGAACAAGAGCAAGCCATCCGCGACCGATGGGAGGAACGCAGAAAATACCACAAGGAAGTAAAAGACGCTGCAAGCGCATCTCTCGCCACGGCTGAAGAGTATAGCGAAGTAGACACGGCAGCACTGCGAAAGGCGGTGCAGTCGGGGCAAATCGCGCGTATCAAGGAGGAAACAGAAAAGCTCAACAAGGAGATACAGAAGGCGAAGGAAGAAGCCGAAGCCGCAAAAGACCCGATGGCTAAAATTATTCCTAATCTATCAGAGTGGAAAAAGAAGTTCTCCCCTTATCAAATCGAAGACTTTTATCGCCACATAGAAAGCAACCTCAAGATGATTGAGGATATGGATGTAGACGACCAGCTTGAATACCTCGAATATTGGGCAGAAAGCGAATACGGAACGTTTAGTACCAAGATGATCGAGATGGAAAAACAAGTATGGAACGAGCAAATTAAAAGGATAAATCACCTCAAAAATGAACAAATAATCGGGGCAAAAATAAGTGCTCTAGATTTATTCAAAACAGAATCTGCAGAGTTCGCAAAAGCAATGAAGGCAGCCAAACACGCTGCAGAATTAGGAGAGCAAGATGAAGCACTCAAGTTGATAGGCGAATCCGAGAATATAAAGGAAAAACTAGATGCAGCAGCCCTAAAAGATAGAACGCTCAAAAAAACATATATCCCAATAAACACGAATGTGTTAACGGGGCATGGAATAGAGGATGAAAACGATTTATCTTTCATAGAAAGGTTGGAACAAATAGAAAGAACAACGGGAGTGAAAGGTCAAAAAGTGGAAGACTTATACATTGCCGTCCACGGATTTTCTCATCAATGGGATACAGAGATAAGAGCGTACCAAGTAGGCAAAATCAAAAAAGATTATATACCTCGTAATGAACGCCATACGTACGAAGAAATCAAGAAAAAAGCCGAAAATCTCGAGGAATATATCCTCCGAAGTCCTAAGTGGGCTGGAGGTAAAACTTATCGTGGACTTTGCATGTCAAAGAAAGAAGCCGACAAGTTGGTGGAACGCTTGAGTTCTAAGGATGGAGCAGACATGTTGGGAACGTCCTCTTGGAGTACGAAAAGGTACAACTCAGAGGGTTTTGCAAGACAATGGCTTGGAGATGAAGATGATAAGGGAGATGTAAAAGATACCGCGGTTGTGCTTACCTCAAAAAGTCAAAAGCGAGCAACGAGCATCAAATATATATCACACTATACTTCCGAAAACGAAGTTGTATCCTCAAAAGAGAATAGGTATCGAATAGTTAGCATAAGCAAGCGACACGAATACGGCACGTATTTTTACGAGGTAGAAGTAGAACCAATATAAACAGGTAAGATGTGCTCAACAAACCATTGTGTGCCATCTGGATCGTAGCCGTTTAGTTTAGAGATGTAATCAAACAAGTATAAAACCATCTCGTCATTAACTTGTCCATCCCATTTGTGGCGGTATTGTAATAAACCAGCGGTATGCGCCCATTCCTTTGCTGCTTGCAGTCTATCGGATTCCCCTCTGGAAAACAAATTTTCTGCGAGCCAAAAGCTAAAGCCGAACTTTTTCTTTCCTAGTTCTTTGGGGAATTCTTTCTCTCCCTTGTAGTATTTGCATTGTTTGAGCCTATCTTCTCTGGTCATAATCGTGAATTAAATAAGTTGGATGTACAAAGATAGTCAAATTCTTGTAGGTAAGGGCGACAAAAGGGCGTTATTTCCACATTTAGTCCATTAAAGTTTATCTCAAGCATAGAAAATAATTGACAGAAAAATGTCAGTAAAACCCAGTAGTAATAGTGATTGCAAAAGATTTTATCACGAAATGTATTGACATATCGTTTTTATTCATTACCTTTGTAAAACAGAAGACTTAACTAACAGAACCGAGAATGTATAAAGAACTTTTTGACGCGCTTACAACCAAGTTTGAGGGGGTGAGTGCAGCCGTAATCTCTAGAATTGCGCATAAGCTAGACGGCACGGTAACAACGGCAGAAGAGGTGAAAACCGCTGTGGAGGGGGTCACCATTCAGCAAGTGATTGATGGAGAAGCCGACAGACGCGCAACAGACGCGCAAAAAACAGCTGTGGCGAACTACGAAAAGAAGCACGGACTGAAACAAGGCAAACCCATCAGTGGCGAAAACAACGAGGGCAACAACGGCAGCACCACAAAGCCGCAGGAGAACTCAAACGGAGAAGGGGGTGAAGTGCCAGCGTACGTGAAGCAACTAATCGAGAGCAACAAACAACTCTCTGAGAGACTAGGACGCATGGAACAGGAGCGCACCACCTCGGGACGAAAAGAACAGCTCAAACAAGCTATTGCAAATTTGCCTGCTACGCTCCGCAAACCCTATGAACGAGTAGATGTTACCTCATTGTCGGACGAAGACTTCACGACATATCTTGCAGACGTGCAAAAAGAGGTCGGTGAACTCTCCGATAATTTGACCAGACAAGGCGTTGTTTTTGGCACTCCATCGGCAGGCGGTGGTGGTAACAAAAAAGAGGAACTCACCAAGGAGCAAATCGAAGCCATCAATAGCCGAGGGGGAGTAGCCAAAGAGGGGGAGCAGCCGTTCTAGGGATGGTAAACACTATTAACTAACACAAAACAAGACACAAAAAAATGGGAATGACAGTAAAGAAAGTGCGAGACACTCGAATCCCTCGAGTATTTCAGCACAAAACGGCTGACCTCCGCGGAGGTGTGGGCGTAGTTACCTCAGAATTGGGGGGAGACTACCTTCTCGAAGGAACCCCACTCTCTGTTCCCGAAAAGGGGCTTTGCCACGTCATCAAGACCGCAGAAGTAGTGGAACAAGTAGAGAGCAACGCCACAGAAGTAAAGGTCAAGAAATTCCAACACTTCAAAGAGGGCGACTTCGTGATGCTCACCGTAGGCGCAAAGGCAGTCAAGGTGACAAAAGTAGACCGTAGCAAGGCAAACTTCGACACAATCACCCTCGAAGAAGCACTGGGTTCCACCATCGAGAAGGGCAAACACCTCCTAGAAGCCAAGGCAGCAGCCGAAAGCAACACCTCTGAGTTGAAATACACCCCATTTGCCCTCGTAGGCAGAGGACAGAAAGTGGTGCAAGGCGACAACTTCGACACAGACGCGGTGGTTATTGGCGTCACACGTGGTGCAAACATCCCAGCAGAAGTGCTGCAATACCTCAAGGGCATTGTAGACTACAACTAAACTAAACAGATTTAACTATGGCAACAGTTACTAATACCCTCATTGAAGGACTGAATCAGCAGCACGTGGAGGCGAGAGTGCAAGGAATCGACGCCACGCAGTGGCATTTCGGCAGATACTTCCCAGTAGAGCAAAGCATTGGTTTCAACTGGACCACGCTAGAAAACCAAGTACACGCTCGCAACGTGGCTGCAGACCTTCATTCCGACAACGCGTCAGTCATCCGCAAGTCGCGTCCCATCTTCCAGAGCGCGAAGGGCGACATCCCCCTCATTGCGGTTGGACGCGACCTCGACCGCTCGCAGCTTAAGGACTTTCAGATCGCGCGAAACCTCGCCACAGACAAAGACGTTGCAAAGCTCGTCAAGTATTGGGGAGAAGACATCGACTTCTGCTTCAATGCCGTGCAGGCAGAGTTGGAATACATCGCGTGGGCACTCTTCTCCAACGCTGGCAAGCTCGACTTCACCACGGCAAACAACGCCACCTTTGCCAACGAATTTGCCCTCGACTATCAAGTAGACGAAAAGCTCAAGGTGAGCACCACAAAGAGCTTTGCAGGAGAAGACACAGACATCGTGACAGAGCTCCGTACCATCCTCGAGAAGATGGAAGACGAGCTCTATTTGAACCCTCGCTTCATCTTCATGAACAAGAAGCAGTTTCGCCAAATCGCGATGAACGAGAAGGTCATCAAGCTCTGTTCTCCCGAACTCCGAGTGGCTACAGACACCACGCGCGTGCCTTCATTGAAGGTTATCAACGAGGTGCTGCCCAATGTCCCAGGCTTTGAAAACATCCAGTTCCGAGTTATCGACCAAATCATCACACGCGAAGATGCCAACGGCAACTTCACCTCCGGCAATCCCTTTGCCGACAACCGTTTGGTCATCACCGAAACTGAAAAGCTAGGGCACACGGCATACGACATCCTCGAAGAGCCAGCCAAC